ACGAGAAAAAACAAAAAAACCATACTGAACAACTATTCATTTTCGTTCAGAATCTGGTTTTTTTCATGATCTTTTTATTCCATGTTCCCTACTCCTTCTAAAATTATGCTGTCCAAATTACCAACTACATGCTTTAAATTTAACCCTTTATTTATGTATTGTAAGAAATTGTTAATTTTTCCAGGCTTGACTCCTTTGGTGTTATTATCATTCCTTCTTGCCCATCTTATCCAGTTCCCCATGAAGGCCATTTTATCCTTGAGATTGAATCGTTTCTTCCAGCTCAACTGATTTTTATTTTTTGTGTCATATTTTGCGAGCTCCCACTTTAACTTATTCTCTTTGTCTTTCATAACACAAATATTATTCCACCCTTCATTGTTAACTATTGAATTTAATTTCTCATACAATCTGAAGTTACCATTTTTAATACACAAATATAGATTAATACTAATTAGGCATCCCATCCACTTTTTTAAATCTTGGTCGGACAGAGGTGTTTCTAATTCACAGTTGCAATCTTTTTTGTGTTTCCTTGTTGTTCCAATGTATTTCTCACTTATCAAGATCTCAATCAGCAGCAATAGCTCCCTCATTGAGAAGAAATCCATATTTTCTGGCTGACATAAGCACGACATTGTAACTCCATCTAATCCGGATATCTGGAGCATCTGACTTAATTCAATTAATTTGTCCGGTTTCAATTTGTCAGGAAGTCCTAACTCGAGCGGTTCCACAATTAACTTTTTAGCCCTATCAAATTCTTCCTTATCACTCTTGAATACTTTAAAGAATTCTTTCCTGCTCCATAAATCATCTCTGTTCATTATCTTTCCTTTCACAATTTTATATCTGAAATCACATAAAACAATATATACCTCACTTGTATTTGTGCTACTCAAACTTGTTGTGCATATTTTGACTTCTTTAAACCAATGGGATACTTTGTCTATTATGTTGGTATCAGCTCCAATTAAATGAGATAAATAGGTCTTAACAATCAACCAGCCTCCTTCATCTAACAATTTTACTAGATTTTTCTGCAATTCATTGAAAATCTGACTTATGATAACCTCATTAATAGCTTCCATATCCAAAACAATTAAATTGATGTTAAGATAATGTTTGATTTTTTCTCTTTTGAAGTATTCCCAAGTCTCTGGCTTACTCAAATCACTTGGTTCTTTCCATACTGTGTCCCAATTCACACATCTAGCTCTAGATGATCCTAATTCCAATACAGCACTGGGCGGGGTAGGTTTTGTTCCATGTAGGGGTTTGTCATCTAAGACTAATAGACTATTAAACAGTCCCCTGGAACAATGTGACAATCTCAGCAAACATGATGTCATACCGCCCGACCCATCCCCTCCACATATGAAATCTCTGTAAGCAATCCCGCATCTCAAGATGATAGTTCGTAATTTATAATGAGCACCTGTTGCAATCTGGTTCACTCTTAGTCCTGATATTATTGGGTTGCTCTTATAAGGGATTGATTTCTTTTCAATTTTGAACATTCTAGGATCTGAATAATAGGTGGGTTCAATATAATCTATTTCCCCTACGTACTCATTCCCCCATTGATTTATATCATCATCTTCATTCCGAATAGTCGCAGATTCGGTATTTAGATTATCCCCCATAAACCTGAATTTGACAGCATGCCGAATTTCAGATGATACAAACTTGAGATGTCTTAAGCATTCTTGCATTTGTTTCTCTAATCTACTTAGATCTCCAACTTCATTATTTAATATGTCAATATACAGGTCTTGGCATTGTTGTAGCATTATTTTAATTTCCTTTGTTGAATTTTGGGATACAAACACTCTGTGAGTAACATGACTCAATCCATATGCACATATCAACTCGTTAGTCCTCATATCTGAAAAAACCCATGAGACCATTCTACTTACCTTTTCTTTCCCTTCATAATAGATTTGTTTCATGTAGTTTCTAAAGATGCTCCCAACATCACTCATGTTCATCGGGTAGCTTGCAGGAACTTTATGCGGTAACTTGGACATCTCTTGGTAAAAATTTGGGTGGCCAATGAAATTGACCAACTCAGATATATAAGAAGATCGGTCTATTAGGAAGAACACTGTTCCTTGAATTGCTAATTTGGGCTTTTTAAATATCATATAATTCCTTCGGTGAGTCAAATTCAGAGTACCACACAATTTGAATCCATCAATCATCCCTTCTAGAAATGACCTTGGTTTTAACCTGCTCCGTATTGAGATTGGGAATATACTTTTAATATCAATCTCTTGTGATTTACTAAGAAGACTATCTGCACAAATCCACCCTATTGTTTTTCCGACCTCATAAGATTTTTCTCCTTCCTCCATCTGATCCCAATCTTGATCATGGTTTACTATGTCTAGATGAACTTTAGTTTCACCCCATTCTGTCATTGAGCGTGGTCTCCATTTTTCCAAGATCTTTGATACATCTCTTGGAGTGTATTCCCAACTAGAGTTCAATTCTGGCTCAGATATTTCCCTTAGACATGATTTGCAGTTGATATGATAATGGTAAATTTTGGATTGATTGACGCCCCTCTCTTTAATAGCAGTTAGCATTTGACACCAGATGATTGTGGATTGAAACATAAAATCATAGTTAGTGTCTCCTAAGCCACACATTGTATCTGTAGTTGATATGCACCAAGTCAAAGCACTGGGAGCAGAAGCAGCAAATCCTCCACTACTGACCCTGCTACAAGAAAATCTGTGTAAAGATGATCCTGTCCTTTTATACCCCTGTATTTGGTCTTCCCAATCTTCTCCTGTCAATGCTCTGAGATTATTGAATATTGATTTAGCTAAGTTACTCTCTGGGTTGACAAACCAATTTATACTCTTCCTAAGTTCACAAGCTCTCTTTAATACAGGCACCTTGGCTTCCTTTTCCCATGGTTGGAGTATGGATGTTGATTCCTTAGTATTAGACCCTAAGTAAGGGTAATATGGTCCTCGATACTCACATTTGTTAGGCACTCCTTTAGGGGTCATAACGGTTAGATAACAATTTGTATACTCTTCTTTCATGCACAATTTGCACATGTCCTCCCCCCCTCTTGATCCACCAAACATCTCACAAGGATGTGGAACAGTAGTTCCAAGTACTTCTTTCCCCCAAGATCGGAATCTCAATTTGTCAGATAATTCCGCACTGCAGTTCCATATCTTTTTGTCAATATATTTGGCTCTCTTAAGTACATTGATTTGGCTATTTATACTTTGTATTTCACTCCTGATTAAAACTTCATCTAACTCTTTCTTATATTTCTTTTTATATATCCCTCTAATAGTCTTAGAATTAGTAAATAATCCAATTAAGCCTTTAGTAACTCCATAATAGGTTGACTCTGCAAATTGGCTCAGAAACCTGGGAAACAAAGGGCTTATTGTCCTAAGCCAAAGAAATAATTGTGTTTCCTCACTGATTAAATTCCTTGCTGCATCTTGTATAATCTCGTTCTTGATTTTCCCGCAGTTTTCAACTAGGTTCTTTTTCACCTCCCCTTTAATCATGTTTGACGAGCTTAAACCGTGCTTTATGTTTAATGACTCTGGTTTCTCTATCAATTTATCCAAGTCTTCAGGTTTAAAACTGTTTAATTCTGGCTCTCCTATAGAGCAGCAAAGTTTCTTAATTTGCTCATCATCTGTGTTTTCATAAACAAGTTTCCAAAATGACAATGCTTCTGTGACCCCATCTGGGAACCCTCTTATAAAATATCTTGTTAAACTAGTTCCTCCAATACCTCCTAAACTTGGGTCTAGATACATCAGTAATATATTGTACAATCTGTTTTGGAGAGATGCCTCCTTAATAACCTCTGATGTTTTCCTTCTTAAAGCAGGATTGTGATAATCTAATATTATCAATCCCAAACTACCTAAAACCATTTGTCCAACAATTGCGTCTAAAGGTCTTTCACTAAAGTGTGCCACGGTTAACGCGTTGGTTGAACTTGAGTTCAAAATTGTTGATGTACTGGGTAATTGATCATTAGATGTGAAATTGACTCTAGACCATCTTTTAGTTGGAAGTCCACGAATGGTTCCTTCAATGATCGGAACCTTCCCGTAATTTATGTAATCTGCAGAAGTCATGGTCTCATCATGATTTATTCTAAGTCCCAGCTTATTTGTTCCTTCTATTATTGCATCCATTATTTGGTTGTTATTCTCAGCCATTCTCTGTATGTGTTCTCTCAGCTCCTCTTCATCTTGCCAACTTTCAGTCTTGTAATGCATACTTATAGTCTGATTGTCTCCTTGAGCTAATATTTTAACTTTGGTATTTCTTATCTTACTCTCTCTCTCTATCATTAAATAATTCAATATGCTCCATCCCTTTTGCCTCAGCCCCTCTAATCCCCCTTTTTGACCCTCCCAACACACCTTGGTTCCTGTTCTGTTTAAACAATTTCTTCCTTGTACCATCATTAAATCTGCTCGCTGGTTATAATAAACCAAACTATTTTCAAAGAATTCATGTGTCCGAACTATCAAATTTTCCATTCCAAGGAATTGCCCCATTACTCTGAATACTGGTCCATTTGATTCTTTTCTTTGATAATTATTCCATTTTTCATAATCAATATTGTTAGCTATTGACACATAATCATAGTTTCTTGTTCCTTGGCCGGAGGACACATCCAGCATCTTTTTGATGACTGTATTCAAATCATCCGCCATTGTAAGTCCTTCGAATAATGGTACATAATATTTTTTGATCAAGTATTCAGTTGCAACAAAGTAGTCTCTTAACTCATAACTCATTAAAGAGAAAAACCTGCCTTCTTCTTTAAGCTCCCTTTCTTTGGCTTTTAAACCTATCACCAACTTCTCCCAATCTAATCCATGATCATTCACCCTTTGTAAAAATTCTGGCCAATTTGTTGCAGGTCGATCCAATAAACTTTGAAGAACTCTCTTGGTTGGAATCCGTCTGTGATTACCCTCCCTGATAACCTTTAGTACTTCAGACCGGTCCAAAGAGTGACTTTTGTCAGCATACAATATGCTAATATCAATCATATCAGGAATATCAAAACACTTGTCTAAGGGAAGCTCATGCCAATGGTCACCAAATTCTTCAATTAGTTGCTGGGTAGGCCATGTGTTATGTTTTATGTGATTATAAAACTTATGTCTTGGATTTACTTGTTCTTTTTTAACTGGCCATTTTTTCTTCTCGCAAAATATTTTCCTAATGACCTTGAATGCTAAGTCACTTGCCAGTAGATTTGCATATCCTATATCTACATGGCAATCTTTATTTACTTGTGACTCTAACTTCTCCAATCCCGCCAGGTAATCAATGAAGGGATGCCCAAAATGTCGGAAAGAGCTGTAATATACTAACACCATATCTATTGTTTTTTCATTCAGAACAATATTTGAGAAATTACTTAAATCAATGCCTCTATCTCTCATCAATTCGTGGATAGAATGATAAATATGATTTTCAAAATTAGGAAATGTTGGAATCAATGGCCTGCTTTCTCTGACAATTTGTACAATTCTCAAATTACATATACTTTCTAAAAGCTTAATCCCTTTGTAACCTTTATTTCCATGTAAAGTTAGAATTTCATCTCCGTAAGCATACAATTTCATCAAATTTTCTATGTCATAATCTGTATAACTGTATTCATCATGGCAAACTTCCATACTCAGTATTGTTTGAAATCTTGATATTAGTACATCTTTCATCATTAATACAAATTCTCGATTTAATAGTGAACACTCTGTTTCAGAATAAACGTAATTATCAAAGATAATCCATCTTCCTGTGGTTTCCAAATCCATCACATAACATTTGTGATCTTTATATCCTAAGCTTTCTAGATTGATTTTAATGAGCTCTTCTTTCCTTTGGAGGTCTTCAAGTTCCATTTTAGAGTTGGCATTTAAGACACATACAAGTTTATGAAATTCAAAAAACTTAAGGAACCAACTCTTTGCTTTGGCTGGGATATCATTCCACTTCCTTTCTATGTCTACCTGAGCAATGCTGTTATTGACACCTAACCCTTTTAAGAATGATTTTGGAATTTCCTCTATTCCTCTTAATACATTTTTCAAATCTTCTCCCACTTGATTGTACCGGTTTGTCACCATTACCCTATTTAGTAACTTGCCAAACATCTGATGTAATGATGTAGACTCTTTTATATACCTTAAGTCGTTGAAGTTTTTGAGAACTTTTTTGATGATGATCATCTCTTCTTTCTCCCAATTGGTTACTTTATTATTTGGTAGTTCTTCATATCCTCTTAAGTAACCAATAAGTTCATCCAATTGATCAGATATCAAGGGTGAGTTGAGGTTGTAATCTTTGTTGTTTATTAACTCCATTGTATCCAAGTCATTTTGGACCTCTCCTAAGTAATTGTTAATTGAATCATCAAGTTCATCTACTTCATTATCATAAGGATCAAAGCCATCCAATTCATCATAAAGATCCATTTTTTTTCATGGATCCCTGTTGCTAAATGCTCATTCTTTGAAAGATCAACTGTCAATTAAATGTTTCTTATATTCTCAGTAATAGGATCTGAACATCCTTTTAATGTCCTCATAAAAATGTATATAGACATCTTCAAAATGTTCTTGCAATTCATGAGACTTAAGTTTATAGGAACCTCTTGCAATCATTCTTCTCCCAATTACCCTCCCTAAAATCCCAGTAACTGATATTTGACCAAACACATACACCCATGGATTATGGGTTTCTCTATCAAAAGAGCTAGACCTTATGTCTAGTATGTCGATTGCTATCAGCCTCATGAATTTTCTCTCCATCAACTCTAAAACCTCAAAAACAATTCTTTCACCTGCAGCACAGTCATCTACATTTCTCAGAAGGCATCTGAACTTCAGCTCCATGATGCCTGTTGAACTTAGGTTAGCTGTCGTGGAGACAATGGGTCTTAGCTTTAGAATTTGATTTTTTTCATACTTACAGAAATTTTCACCTGTTTGAGGACTTATTTGATTCAATTGTTTATATGTCTAGTTACTTAATCATGAATAAAGGTGTTATTTAATACCTGCGCTCAATGCAAAAATCTTATTTTCCGAGGTAAATCACAAATGTCAAGCTCATTTCTTCTTTTTAAGAATATTATTTCAGAATTTTCTAGAGTTATGTCCAAATCAATAGCTCCGTATTCTTCTCCTGTGATAATCAATGGTATGGTTCTGCTAATTTTCACAACCTTTTCTCTGACTCCATTCAAATCATCCGAGTCTATGGCTCCATAAGCTTCCCCTACGAAAATCCAGTAACCATTCTTTTTATCATTTCTAACAACAAATTCCCCATTCATGATTGCACTTGGTATCAAAATTTCGGAAAGCCGTGTAATCATTTGATTACTTCTGTGCAATGTCTTTATACTCTTAACTGCCAGCAAGCCTAGCAGTGCTCTTCTTTCAATTTCAACAGGCTTGAAGTTGATGATTTGAAGACTCAGTTTGCATCTGGAGAACTCCATGATGCCTGTTAAATTGGAATTGACTCATATCAAAAAACTCGCATCACGTTCACAGGTCACTCATTTTTTTCATTACTCATGTAACAGATTATACATAATGCTAGGCTACACAGTGTAATTAGTCATATTTTAGTCCAAAACAAACATATCTCCAACATGTCCAAACTGCCTAGGTTGTGTAATTTAGGCCGAATAGATTTCTTCAACTCAAAGTAATCAATATTTGCTCTTTCTTTCATGTGCTCTACATAAAATATGTCAACTTTAATGTTATCTCCTGCATGAATCCAATTCGGTGTTTGATTTATTTTTCGGCTCAGGGCCACTTTCATCTCATCAATCAATCCTTTGTCCCAACTCCTTGACAAACTGAGATCAGTTAGCAACTCTTCGGCAGCCATCCATATCTCAATTTTGTGGCATTTGTCTTGAGAGCTAGACTTTCTGATTTTAATATTATTAATTTGTATTTCTCCAATTATCATGTTGATTTAAATGACGATCCACAAGCTTTACTTATTCCCAAACTTCTTGAATTTAGCTACGCTTGGCTTCCTTTTTTCCTTAAAGGAAGGCAGACTTTTAACCTTTTTCTTCCTTCTAATTATCTTCCTTAGCTTGCGCACACCAGATACTCCCGTATTTATACACTTGAATATTTTGATTAAAATCTTACTCAATGCAATACCAATGATTAAAGAAATTATAATATAGAAACCTAAGCGAATCCTCCACTCTGTTAGATTCCACCACTCTGATATCTTATCTCTAGATTCTATAAGCCAATTCTTAATTTCATCAAATGGTTTTTGGAATGGAAATTTCTCCATTCCTGTTGAATTTTCTGATTAACTTTTTAATTTTTTTCATTAAGAATATCAAGTTATAATTTAAGAATAATCTAGATTGAAGAACCTAAGAATTCTATGTCTATATTTACGAACATTTTTACCTATTCTTGATCTCCTCCTAAATAAAATATATAAACTGATTAGACTCACCAGGCTCCCAATACCCCATACTGACATCTCCTCTGACCAATATCCTTTGTCCTCAACTGTTATGGTTTCATTTGCTGATCTAATAATTTCTCGCTCATGATTTCTAATTTCATTGGTTGATTCATCTTTGTTGCCTTGATTCTTGTCAACTTCTTTTTTGTTTACCAAGTTCACTTCTGTTTCATTGATGTTATCTGTCCTTTCGGATTCAGAATCTGTTATGTTTAAAATTTGTGCTTCTTCTAATTGATAATTAAACTTTTCCTTATATATGTCTCCGTTTTTTTTGCTAACAGCTATTATTCCTATATCATTATATATAGATTCTAAGCTCTGAAGAATGAATGATCTTGGGTAAGAAATTTTATTATCTGCCCTAGATATCCCGTTATACCAGAAATGCCTACTCACCTCAGTTAAATTTTCACTTCGATCTTCTGGTTCAGATTCTTTGACCCAACCTTTTTCGTTCAGTAGGTTCTCACTCGTGATGTTGGTCTCTCCAAGGAAGGTTATAGTAAAGTTGGTTGTATCATTATCATCATATATCAGGTTACCTACACGATAATTACACTCCATATAGCTTATATGATATGATGGTACGACCTTCGACCTGGAAGGACCTGAAAAAACTGTCATCACTTTTCCATACTTAATGGCAATATGTTTCCCTGGTTCAAAAGGATTCAAATAATGCAGATTTTGAAACGGAACTGGTTTCTTTGCTAATATTTTCTTTTTAATTTTCTTACAATTCTCATGTCTCTGATTGATAGCTAACAACAACGGGCCCCCTATATTTCTTCTTTTCTTAAGACTTAAGTCAGTTACTCCATTTGTGATGAGTTCTTGACTCTTGCACATAGGTACTTCTTTGTACAATGGTTTCCAATTAACTGCTATAATCCCACCTCCGGGCAGCCTTAGAACCTTCTTTCCACAAAATCTTAATTCACAGGATCCCTGGATTGGAATTGACCCAAAATGAGAATCATAGATTATTCCCAATTTAATTAGCTCTAATCTTATACTGATTTGGTCATCATTTTTAAAGATTTCTAAGGGTATGTAATTCTTCTGACCGTGACATTTCCAATTGCTTACTTGACATAATTCACTCTTATGCCATATTGATTTATAACCCTCTGTGATATTATTCAATAGATACACATCTATTGAATCATCAATGAATGGGTTACCTACCATGGTTGTCTCTTTGACAACAACAAATTCTTTATCTTGCCTCTCTAATATACCTGGTGTGCAACGAGGGGGAGGATGAAATGGGTGTTCTGATTCGATCCCATGGTGTTTAACATATTCTAGGCATGCCTCTTTATTCATAAGATATGAAACTGTGTAATATTTAATCTTGTTATCTAAGTTGGATAAAACTTCACATTCTGTAGATTTCTTGACAATAGTGCAATAATACCCTTGTATTTTGTCACTCTTTTGAAAATCAGGGGTGCAGATCTCACCAATTTCTGCATATTTACTATCTAAAATCTCATCTCGGATGTTGATGGCTGAATCATCTCCGCATAAGTATTTAAACCCTGCTTCATCACTTAGCTCTGTGCAATTAAAAGGATGATTAACCCAGATTCCAAGAGCTGTGTCTAAGACCAAGATAATCAATTTGATGGTCCACATATTAGGGCCTGTTGATTTATTTGATTTTCTTCAGTCAGCTTTTAGATTCTCAATCATTCGGATTTTAATCTTTATCATTTTTTTCATTGTTCAAAGATTGTTCAAATCAATGGTTAAAGAATCCTCTTTTTTCAGTTTTGCCATGGGGAGAATATACATTCATTTTATCTCTACCTTTTGATGCTTGTACTCCTCTTTCATACTTGGACACACTGTCTTCAATATCAGTAACTTGCTCATAAATTCCCTCATCCTTGCTCTTATTTTTCTTGATCCAGGTTTCCACCCTCCCCCTTTCTACGTCTTTACTCATCTCAAACGCTTCATTCAATTCATTGTGATCTACTAGATTTTTATCTTCTTTATTCTTTTTTGTAATCATCTTCTTTAGCTTCCAGATAGCATAGATTGTTACAATGGATCCAATACCCCAGATTGTCCATCTCACTGTTTTGGCTAATCCAGTAAACCATCCGGTCACAGCCGAAATTATTTTCCTCCCTCCCTTTTCCACTTCCTTGATGATATCAGACCTACTTCTATTTACAGAGCTGACAGGTGTTAAATCAATGTCATTCCACTTCTTTTCCTCTTCTTTGTAAGCCTCATTCAGATCAATCTTGTCAAATTCAGATACTTCAAATTTTAATAAAGAATTGTAATCTTCTGTTCCATCATAGATCGACTTAACTGCCATGTGAAAAGACTCATTAACTACCAACATCCCATTGTATGTGATATTGAATTCAGAATCTTCTCCATAATCATTTTTGGACCTCTTGAGAGTCCGATAACGATTTTTACCAGGTATACCCTTATCTCTCAATTCCTCCTTCTGTAAAATTCCATCCTTATTTGTGTCTTCAACTTGATAATACATGCACATGGATCGGTAATAGGTTCCTATAGCACCATGTTTTTTTGTGACCAATCCAGCATTCCTGTTAGCCTTCCAATCAATTTTACAATTTTTGCTCTTTTTAGACTCTGGCCAAGTTAAACAGAATGTTTCATCCCAGCTCACTTGCTCAAATAGATACGCATAATCTCTTCCAGGTCTGGAGGGTGACAAATAACTCATGTCGACAAAATTTAAGTTCTCTCGATTGAGTATCTTAGATAAGGTGTTCATGCACCTTTCATTTTCCATTTCAGCTTTAATATCAAATTCCTCAAATTCGGTCCTATCTTGATGTATTCTGAAACCGGGCAATCTACTTTCATCACAATTGTTCAGGTGAACATATTCAATTTCACTGTCTGCCAAATTAGTATAACTCCACCACTCTCCATCTTCTAATATTACCCCTTTATAACCACAGAAGTTCTTCTTGCAGGCTTTATTCAATTTCATTATCCCTAGTTCCGGTGATTCCCACAGTCTATCATGAAGGTTAAGTTCACTTCTAAAAGACTTAATTCCAATGCACTCCCAATGGTCCTTGTTGCAGTGCTCACTGGTATTTTTCCCATCATTGTTTGTAACCCATAATCCTGTTATATCTTTCATTTTACATCCTTTTGTCTTAGCCTTTTCTACATCACATTTTTCTAGAAAACCTGGATCATAAAGCTTCATGTCATAAGGATTTTGTAAAACTTTATGAGGTACCAACACTACAAATGTAATTTTCTCAGATTGAGCCATGTTCCAGAAGCATCCTGCTGGAGGATAATATGGTGGTATGGATATGCCCCTTTTAAGCTTCTCTAACTCTTTTTGACAATCTGCTTGGTTTGGTATAGTTTCCTTAATGGTGTATTCGATTTCTGTTGAGAAATACCAAGTTTCTGTGCATTTCGTTGTCCAATGCTGCTCCCGACATATGTATCCCTCAATATGATCATCATCCTTTATTGGAGGCCTGCATATCTTTTCTATTTTCTCATCCACTTCAACATGATGTGCTTCTAGAGACAACTCATTTTGCCTAATTGGACACTTAATTTGGTAATCCTTAATCCGTTCTGGTTCAGTACAATTGAATGGGAAGTTGTAAACTCTTTGACCTACCACACAAGATAATAAACTGAAGAACATCAATCCTACTGACATCTTGATTTCAGAACTCATTTTGAGCCCTGTTACTGGATCCTGATTGATTTAATAGGGTAGGTGAGGTTTTTTTCATGAATGCTTAACTAAGTTAATCTGGATCTTCTTCCATCGTGGACCCAATCCCTAATTTAATTCATTGCCTTTTTGAAGCCTATGTTCCCCTTAGCATCCCTTGTTAAAACAATGTCATATGGCTCTAGGCTATACTTAAAATCCGGTGGTTTAGAACCATTGCTCAGTTCCAATTCGTAAGCATCAATTATATTCTTCCCCTTTCTCTTGCTTCTTTTGCAGCTGAATTGGAAAGAGATTGACACACCCTCTCCCTGATACATAGTTGATAAGAATTTGTTGTATTTGATTTCTAAATCTCTAGGGTGAATGTCCTTCTCACCTGTAAATTCTACAATCTCAGTGAAACCATTTGAGTATCTATTATTGTTCTTCACACTAGTGGGGAGCCTTCTAAGGTGCGTTCCAACTGCTAGATATGAGGAAATAATCAGAGGTTTAGATAGATAACTCCCATCATATTCATCTACCATGACCTCCAAGATGTGTAACATATCAGATGTTCTCTCTACTGGTCTGTTCGTTGTTATGTCCAAGTTGACAGATATTAGGTAGGATTTGGTTAAAAATTCCATGTCCAACCCATCATTCAAATCTTCATACTTATAGTCTTCTCCATAATAAGGTGGTGCAGTGCCCCATATTAGCATTGGATCACCCTCTTCACTGCTGGCAATGCTTCTAGTTCCGGCAGAGCCTTTGCTTTTCCCTTTCTTGAATAGGGACCGCATCGCGACTCCTGTTGACTCTTACGTGGATACTTTCGGTTGTTGGTTTTTTTCATGACAAAGCTTAATATTGATTTCCATGTTTATGTAACTTCACAAAAGGATGATATTGTCCAGATCCATGGATTTGACCATGCTCCTCGTCCCTTTGGCCTTCTTGAGCAGCAATCTCAGTCCATCTGTTGTTTCAAGATTCTGGTCCATTCTTTGGATGATTCCATGTATCTCATGATGTGTAATGGGGAGATTCTCAGCATCTATTTTCAAGAATCCTTTCCCATACTTCTTCTTAATCCTGATCCCCCTGTTAATCATCTCCATTACACCGTTGAACAACTTGTTGTCAGATTGACTTGTACTCGATGTGTTGTTGATTGCACTTGAACCATTATTGCTTGCTCCTGCTTTTTTGATCATGATCATTCCTCTCTCATCTCCTTCTAAGTTGTAGTCTATATCATGATACAAATTAAAAAACTCCAATATGCCGACAATTTTGTTAATTTCTCCAACACCTATTAATATTGGACATGCAATGTCCACCAATCTATTATCACTTGGTTGCTTGATACTTCTTACCTGATTTTGGGTAGAATCTTCTGCAAAAGGTTTAATGGGATGTTTTAAATCCTTTTCTTCATTTATATCAATTGACTTATTTGATTCACAAGATTCCACAATTTTGAGCAGATCACCTTCCCAATCCAGATCATCACTTCCTCTTTCTTCTAACTCTTCTAGTCTAATTTCCACTGGATAGACCTTCTTAGAGGACGGGTCTCGTCCAACTAAAGAATTTTTCCCATTTGGCTTTTCTTCCTGATTCTCGTCTAATTCACCATCTTCTTGAATATCTTTAATGTTGTTCATAAGAGCAGCCAAATCATAGGATCTGCAGACTTCTTTTGGATTGAAGTGATCCATGATCCCTGTTAAATTAATTGGTATTTTACACATGGTTACGAATATCATAGTTTTTTTCATGATTAAATGCATATAGGACTAATACATTTAACTGAGCCATCACTCATGCAATGGTCGAAAGATACTTCCCTACTGTGCCTGGTCTAGCATTTTGAATCTTTTTAGCTTCTTTGAGACAGAAATCAACAACTTTATCTGGCAAAGCAAAATGATTAGATTGAAGGTATATATACCATTCCATAGGGTTTGATGACTTAGGCATGTCTCCGATGAATTCATCAAATTCAGACTGTCCTTCTTCATCTTCACCTCCATCATCATCTTCATCTCCGGAATCTTCCTCTTTGAAGTCTCTATCAGATGGCTTCAAGAATGCTTTCTTAAGCATGGCCTTATGAGACTTTACATATGCTACTACAAATGCATTCATTTTAATATTTTGCAAATTGTTCTCACTGACCATACGGGCATTTCTACATCTCTCTGATGTCAACAAGGCACCAATCAAATGGAGGTAAGTATATATGTGTGGGCATGCCAAAGAGGAATAAGGAGATTTGTTGGATATTCCCATATCCATCATGTATGGCATATAAGAATACGGTTGGTCAATTTCATTTCCCTCTTCCATCATTTTGACTACATCTTCCCCAACATTGTAAACAAAGATCCAATCTAGCAGTTCTTCAATTGACATCCCTGTAACATCACAAACATGTCCAAGTGACATCAAACCAGCAGAATCTTTGTAACGACTAGGAACAGTTCCAAATCTAACATGTGCATAATTGCTGTTTTTGAATCTGTTTAAAAACATGTCATAACCTGCTGCAATTTTACAAAACTCACTATTTGTTACCCAGCTTCCGTGAACAGCAACATCATCAATTATGTTTGGGGCATCTTTCTTGAAACCCTTAATTTGTGCATTCAATTTAACCAATAAATTGTTTCGATGGGTTTGATTTGATGACCTTCCCAATCGATAATATGCAAGCAAGGCCAGGACTAACCATTTATCATCCTGCTCATCAATGTTTCCGTTTTTCTTGCCATCTACAGTCTGATCATTTTCTATTATTACATTATAGAAGCACCAAACATTTATCTCTTGATTCTTTCTTCCAATATTCACTCCAAAAGATTCCCAATCATCATCTAATTTCTCTATTATCTTTTCTCCAACTAAATATAAGTATCTGATTACATGGGGTAATTGAAGTTCACCTCTTTCTAATCCTCCATAAACCAGTTCTCTAACTGTTGGCAAATCTAATTTACCTTGCGGTACTCTCAAAGTAGGTTTTTGACGGTTTCCCTTGTCAAAGAATTCTTTTGGGTATTGAGGAGGGACATTGTCCGTGGGTTTAATGGGCTTAATCTCTTTCTTGTTCAACGTGCAATACATGTTGACGGAAAGAGACCTGTTGACACAGAAACAAAGATACTATATCATTGGTATTTTTTGTTTTTTCTCGT